GACCCCTCGTACTCGTGACGCGCAGATTCAATTGCGTGAGCGTATAGGGCATGGTCAAACTCGTCTAACTGTCGGTCGGCGTAACCAAGCTTCACAAGCTTGGGGCGACTCAGAGAGACGTTGCGTCTAGGACGCAATTCCTCGTGGTAGCGGGCACGAGACTGGACCTGAACAAGGCCAATCGGGTGACTAAACTCAGAGCAGACACGGCAAGCCATGCCGCACTCCGGGTTCCACATTTCGCAGACCGCACACTGCCACGCAGTGCGAGTCCAACCACAAGGGCAGTCACGCGTCAAAGGGCAACAGTTCGAGCACTCTGGACACTTCCAAAACTCAAACTCATCTTTGACCAGAGCAACTGCAGTGACTCCGCCTCCATCCTTGTAGCGTAGTCTGGACGAGAGCAGCCTCGCCTCTCCAGGCAAGTTCTGTCCCATATCAGGATCGAATTTGGCCAGCTCAGCCTTATATCGATGACCCATTTCCTTGAGCTCAAACTCCTCAGTGTTCCAATATGAGGGCTTTCCGTAGACGTCCCAGGGAGTCTCGAAAAGTTGAGGCAGTGAAGCTGCTTCTTGCATACCAGGACCATACGGGACGGTCACAGCATTTGGTACCGACAACAGGGCACCAGCAACAAAGCGCTGCTCAAGGGTCACACAGACCTTCCAGTTCGATCCAGAAGGGTGACCACAGATCTCTCCATTAGCGCGACGACAACGAGCCTTGCCATGACGACAAGGGAGCCTATTGCCGAGACCGCCTAGAGACTGATGGATGAAAAGATTGCGACCTGCAGCAATCCGATCGCTTTCCACGTGATAACGAACCAGGAAACGTTGCAAAACCGTCCACTCCATCGAGCTGTTGTGACAGCCGTCGAGAATTTGGGTGATCACACACGTAGGATCAAATGGTTCGTCGAGCTTCTTCTGACCGTGTTCAAGGCCAGACGCGCGAACAGGCACCTTGAAAGGTGTGCCTTCAAGCACGTTACAGATGTACGATTGGCTGTTGATGTTAGCATAGTTTTCGTGAGTGTAGGATTTTCCCTTTGATTCTTTGAAACCAAGATACTTCTCACAGAACTCCCAAAACTCTGCTTCTAGCGCATCAGTACTGATCGCCAAACGGTCATCGCCGTTAATCCGTACGCCCTTCAGAAGATCATCCAAGGGGCGAACGTCGCCGCATCTGCGGAGATTGCTCACGTGGGCAGCAAGTACCTCAAAACACAAGATAGGGAAAGATGT